AGTACTCTGTACTTGTTCCCTTTTGTGTTCTTTATCTTTGTCTTTCTTTTTCCCTTTTCTCCTTCTGTATTCAAAGAATACAAAGAAAAGCTCTTATATTGGTAGCAAAGTCGTTCGAATCTCCTAATTAAGCTTTTTCTATCATTTTTTTGGTAGGAAGAGGTGATTAGAATTTTTTATTCGCGATTTTTGTGATTTTCGTTCGTTTTTCTCTTTTTCGCTTCCCCATTCCGTTCGTTGCGAGTTTACTATCTTCGACACCTAAGACCATGTTGAAACCTTCCAAGTTTAACGGGGACCCCAGTGTGGACTCCGTGGCGTGGCTTCGTTCCCTGAAATCATGGGTGAACGTCAAGGGCTTTGAGTCCGCTGAGGCCGGCCTAGCCATGATCGAGCCGCTTCTGGTGGGAGCCGCGGCCTTTTGGTTTGCGAACGTGTGGACCCCCAAGCAGGCTCAGCTGGTGAGGCTTAGGAAGGATAGTCCTGAGACCGACATTCTGGAGGGCTTTTATGCTGCCTTTCAGGAGAAGTACAAGGGGACCAGGACCACGTTCCAGCAGCGCCAGGCCCTCCACGATGTTCCCTTCAAGGGGATCACACAATTCGTGGAGGAGTTCCTCTCCACTGCCTCCCGTTGCCCTGACGTCCCCAAACCGGAGCTGGTGGGGATGATATGGGGCCGCCTCACCGAAAAATACCGTAGGCTCATCACCGAAAAGATGGCCACCGACGGGGACCTGGAGACGGTCCAGGCCACCATCCTGAAGGCGGCCAGGGAGGCCCAGGAGGATGCGGAAGCCAGGGCCAGGAGGGAGAAGAACAAGGGCAGGGAGCAGGGACGTACGGCCTCGTCGTCTTCTACTTCTACTTCTTCTTCTTCTTCATCGTCTTCCTCTTCCTCTTCTTCTTCTCCCCCAACTTGCAGTCATTGCAAGAGGGTGGGCCACACGGCCCGTACTTGCTATGTCCTGCATCCTGAACTAAAGAAGGAGAAGTCTGCTTCGTTTTCTTCCATTGCTTCTCCACCCTCCTTCTTGTTCTTCCTTCCTTTGAGCTCAGGCGAGATGACCTTCGAGGCCATGGTGGACTCGGGGGCTACCGCTTGTTTCGTGTCCAAGAAACTCGCCACGAGACTGAAGCTGGAGCTATCCCCGAGCAAGACCAAGGTTCACTGGGTTGAAAGCTCCTCTTGTGACAGCTTGGGCACAACTGTCTTGGGTTTTCCGCTCTTGGGCAGGAACCACGCAGTCACTTGTGAGGTGCTGGACATGAGGCACGAATGCGTGCTAGGAGTTCCCTGGTTGGCAGAGCAACACGTCTCCATTGATTACGCTGGTGGCACGTTGCAGGTTCACGGCTCTTCTGGTGCAGCGACCCTACTACGACGTCCCCTCACGGGTATTCCGGCCTCGTCCGCGTCCATTGTCGTCATCTCGTCCATGCAATTGCGGAAGCTGAAGCCGCAGGATGAGGTCTTCATGGGCTTTCTCATGGAGGGCGATGACGAAGATGCTGTTCCACAGGCCACGAAGGACCCGAGGGTACAAGGGGTTCTGAACGAGTTCAGGGACGTGTTTCCCGATGACCTGCCGGCTCGCTTGCCTCCCGAGAGATCCATGGCTCACAAGATTGAACTGGTCGAGGGAGCCACGACTCCGCAGCGTCTTACCTATCGCTTGAGTACTGCTGAGCAGGACGAGTTGAGGCGTCAGCTCGATGATCTACTGGCGAAAGGGTTCATTCGGCCCTCCAAGTCGCCCTACGCTTCTCCGGTTATATTTGTCCGGAAGAAGGATGGATCTCTACGCATGTGCGTTGATTACAGAGGTCTGAACAAGGTCACGGTCCGTGACCGCTACCCACTTCCTCGCATCGAGGAGCTGCTTGACAGATTGAAGGATGCCAAAGTGTTCTCGAAACTGGACCTTCGTTCTGGGTATAACCAAGTTAGAATCGCTGAGGGCGATATCCAGAAGACGGCTTTCTCGACCCGCTACGGGTTGTTTGAGTTTTGCGTCATGCCCTTTGGCCTCACGAACGCCCCAGCTACGTTCATGCGCCTGATGAACGCACTGTTTGAGGGAGATTTAGATAAGTTCGTTCAGGTGTTCCTGGACGACATCTTGGTCTTCAGCGCGAACATTGAGGAGCACCTGATTCACCTGAGGAGCGTTCTTACCACCCTGAGGAACAACCAACTTTACGCCAAGTTGTCCAAATGTGAATTTGCATTGGACTCAGTGACCTACCTGGGACATGTGGTCTCCAGCAAGGGTATTGCCACGGACCCCGACAAGGTGAAGGCCGTCCGTGACTGGCCGCCCCTCAAGGATGTCCATCAAGTCCGCCAATTTCTGGGCCTGACTGGGTACTACCAGCGCTTCATCGCACACTACGCCGAGATCGCGTTGCCTCTGTCGGATCTGGTCAGGGAAGACACGACGTGGACTTGGGGTGAGAGCCAGGTTGCCGCCTTCGAGAAACTCAAGGAGACTCTATGTTCCGCGCCCATCCTCATGATTCCGGATCCGTACAAGGAGTTTGTGGTGGAGACTGATGCCTCGGGTTTTGCCATTGGGGCCATTGTCTCGCAGAAGGACGAGAAAGGTCGACTGCGTGTGGTGGCTTACGCTTCTAGGAAGCTCAGCGGTCCCGAGACTCGGTACACTACCCACAACAGAGAACTCCTTGCGATACATTACGCCTTCGGCAAGTTTCGCCACTACTTCCATGGGCCCAAGGTCAAGGTTCTTACCGACAATGAGTCGCTCAAGTACCTGCGTACCCAGCAGCAACTCAACGACCAACAGGCCCGATGGCTCCAGTACTTGGAGCGCTTTAACTATGAGATCGTGTACAGGGCTGGAGAGGAAAATGCGGCTGCGGATGCACTCTCGCGCTCTCCTCAGTACCTCACTTTCACTCGTACTTCCCTGGGCTTGGATGACTCCACGGTGGACAAGTTCAGGAAGGCCTACAGCACTGACTCCTTCTTTTCGAAGGTGATTGAGACGCTGAAGGAGCCGGAGAAGGCGCCTCATTTGGAGGTTGCTTCAGTCAGACATCGCTACCGACTCCGCGCTTCCTTATTGTACCTGATCGAGGGTGAATCCGAGCGGCTGTGCGTCCCGGACAACAAGAAGCTTCGCTCTTGGGCTATTCATGATTGTCACGATGCGCCCATCTCCGGACATCCGGGCTTTGACCGTACCTACGCCTTGTGCAGAGACAGGTTCTACTGGCCGCACATGGATGTTACGATCAGACGCTATGTTGAGACCTGTGACGGTTGTCAACGCACCAAGCCCCGGACTACGGCCTCTCAGGACGTTCTGCATCCGCTGGATGTTCCACAGAAGGTGTGGGACTCCGTCTCAATGGACTTCATCACCCACTTGCCTGTGACCCCGAATAGGTTTGATGCCATATTTGTGGTGGTCGACAGATTGTCCAAGATGGCCCACTTCATCCCCGCAAAGGCGGTGGACACCGCGGCTGAGACGGCGTCCAGGTTCTTCAGAAGTGTTTACCGTCTTCACGGGCTTCCATCGGACATTGTTAGCGACCGCGACCCGAAGTTTACTGGGCACTTTTGGAAGGCTCTCTGTGACTTGCTTGGGATCAAGCTGAGCATGTCAACTGCTTATCATCCTCAGTCTGATGGCCAGACTGAAAGGACCAATCGTACTCTGGAGCAGTATCTCCGGAACTATGTCAGTCATGAACAAGACAACTGGGAGGACTTGTTGACCACCGCTGAGTTTGCCTACAACAACGCTGTGCACAGCTCCACTAACCTTTCTCCTTTCGAATTCTGTGGCGGAAGAAAGCCTACATCCTTTCCGACTACCCCTGTGGGTGCCGGTGAGCAACCTTCGCGTGTTCCTGCCGCCGAGGAGATGGTCCAACGTTTCCGTTCTTTGTTGGGCATCGCTCGGGATAGGATGCACCGGGCTCAGGAGGTGCAGGCCGCAGCTGCCAACACTTCATCGAGGAAGCCGATTTCCTTTCAGCCTGGTGACCTCGTTCGTCTATCTACTGAACATTACCGAGACGACGTCCTGAGTTGGAAATCCCCGAAGCTCTCAGACCGTTTCATCGGACCGTTCAAGGTGCTGGAGAAGGTCTCCGAGGGAGCCTACAAGTTGGACCTGCCGAAGAAGTATTCGCGAATCCACCCGGTTGTGCCGGTGTCTTCGATTGCGCCGTTCAGGGTGGCACAGGATGACGAGTTTCCAGATCGTGCACCCCCTCGCCCCGGTCCAGTGATGGTGGACGCGGAGGAGGAGTACCAGGTGGAGAAGATTTTGGATCACCGTCCCAAGGGCAGGAATCGCCAGGCCAAGGAGTATCTGGTGAAATGGTTGGGCTACCCGCGGGAGGAAGCTACTTGGGAACCTGCGGAGGCTTTGGAGGATAGCAAGGCTCTTGATACCTATCAAGGCCTCTAGCCCGGGGGGATGTAACAGTACTCTGTACTTGTTCCCTTTTGTGTTCTTTATCTTTGTCTTTCTTTTTCCCTTTTCTCCTTCTGTATTCAAAGAATACAAAGAAAAGCT